TTCTAACATTTTTAAACTAGGCTCTATATCAAACACATTAAATATAACAATAAGATGGTTCAGTATTAATCTTTCAGAAAGCTGACCGTCATTGGCATACCTGTAGAATAGCCTTTTTAAATATTTAAATCTTTTCAGGTCATCATAAAATTCTTCTGCATCTATAACATTCGGTTTATAATAATTTCGAGCTGCATATAATAAAAAGTTTTCATCAGTTAGAGTTTCAAATAATTTCATCTTAGGCCCTTATTAACCTAGGATACCTCTCAAAGTCTCAATTAGTTTCGCTTTCGATTTTCTACGATCTAGTTCTACACCATTTTCTCTGCCGAGAGATTCCAATTCCGCTTTAGTCATTTCTTCTAGACTATCTATAACACCATCATCATTCAGGTCTGCGATAACGTCATCGTTCTCTTCTTCGACGAATCCGGCTGCAGCCATTGCTGCTTGGATTTTACCCTCTTGATTCATATCTTGAATTTCTTCAAACGAAGGCATTCCATAGAATTCGTCGATCTGGGCTTGATTAAATCTAGATGAAACTAGAAGTTCATTTGTGTTAGGATCAACCCAGCCTTTCGATAAGACTGGGACTGCACCTCTGCACCAATTAGGTGGTTTTATAGCCATTATATTCTCTCCTACTCTTTAGTTACCGCTCCAGCTACAGGATTAATAATTTTCTTATCACCTGCCTTATTATCGTTGGAACGTGGCTTAGCATTTGGTCCTGCCTTATTTGCTTTAGAAGCATCGTCATGACCTAGCTTATCATAGTTGCTGATCTTGCTGCTATCATCTACAGCATTATCAGCTCTCATATCCTCAGCACCTTTGTTACCTTTTTCGGTGTCGCCCCACTCCTGAGACTTAGCTGCTTTTTTATAGTGCGCATCGCGTTTCTCAAGAATACGGGCATATATGGTTGGGATAGTAGATTCTGCAGCCATTCCAGCTTCTGCATTAGGATCCTTTTTCTCTTTCTTATCCTTTTTAGGATTCATTACCACTTCTTCCTCTTCACCCACAGGTTTTTTGCTTTCCTTTTGATCGGCGATAGCTTTCGCTGTATCTTTTTTCATAGTCACTGGGTGTTTCTTACCATTAAAGGTAAAGTGGGATTGTCCAGCTTTATGCGCTGCAGCAGCTGCACCCATATAGGCATTACGTTCTGCTGTTGGAATCTCTTCCGGAATTAAAAATTTTGATTCATTAACGCTGACTTCAGAATATCTTTCAGCCAACTTTTTGATCCATTCGCTCATGATTGTTTTCTCCTTACATCCAAAGTTGAGCTGCGATTGATCCTGAAATAGCTATTAGTGCTATCCAGAATAGTTTATTTATTGTATGTACCGTACGACAGTTGTCTTCAACTTTTTTTTCTATTGCGTCAAGTTTTTCTGAAAACTTGTTCATACGTTCCCATGATCGTTCACGATACTCATTATAAGCATCCATCTTCTCTTCAAAGCGAGCAATAGAGACTATTACATCACCAAGCTTGTCGAGCTTTTCTTCGATTCGATCTAATCGGTTATTTGTGCTCTCTGGCATATCTATAATCCTACCACTTTTCCTTATCCGCCCAATAAGCGGCTGACATTTTACCTTTAGCAATGTTTTTAGCGTGGCGGGCTTTAAACGACTTACGTCTAGCTTTTTGACGATCTGACTCACCTTTTTTAGGTGCACCCGCAGTAGTAACCCCAGCTTGTCCGAATCGAATTGTTTTAACTTTATCGCCATCTTTCGCTACCACAATGTGGCTCTTTGTTGGGTGATCAGGAGTACGCTTGGGTTTATTAAAACCTTTTACTCCCGCTCTAGCAATCCTAGGATCTTTTTCTTCGCAGAAAGTCTTAAAGGTAATCATTTCTCATCCTTTGCCATAGAACCAGATTTTATTGTGCCTGACTTTTTAATTTTGTTAATCAGCTTCATGTTTCTCATATTAGTAGCTGATTCATTCTTAGGGGATTCTGCAGATTTTTTAGCAGCCATTTTTGCTAGACGTTTTGCTAGATTTTTTGTTTTTATAACATTACCAAATTGATCTTTTCTTTCGGGCTCGGGCTTCTTCCATCCGGTATCTGTTTTCCATTCACCTTTTTCTTCCCTAATCGAAGCTTTATAAAGTTCTAATCCCTTTGCATACTTAGGATTCTTCATCATTTTTTTAGACTCGGGATTATCAGGATTTTGGTGAGCCATACGTACAGTTGGTTCATCTAAATTATGCTTTTTCATATGATCCTTATATACACCAAACTTTTTAGAGTCTACACTTGGCCCGAATCTATTTCTCATTGTGGTCATTGTGTGGCGTGGTCCGGCCTCAGATACGGTTTCTTCTTTTCTTAGCATTTTAATATGTTTTTGCATAACAGATAGAATCTTTTCACGTGGTTCAGTATCCAACTCATCAACAAACTTGTTAAGCTGTTTGCTTTGATTTCTCTTCATCAACATAACAGCTTTCATAAAGTCGTTTTTGTCAATTCCACCAGACTTACGTGCATAAGCTTCCAACTCTTTTGCTGCTGTCGCCATGTTACCTTCATCAACTTGTACAGAATCTTTGATATTGTTTTTCTTTTTATACTTGTCGTATTGACCGTCTGGATTGATACCACGCTTACGAGCTTTTGCATCAGCCTTATCAGTGTCCATCATATGCTTAGCATAACCCATTTTAGCCATTTTTGGATCTTGCTTCTGATGTTCTGCATCACGCTGCTTAGCACGCTTATCACGAATTGCATTAAAGTTCTTCATAGACATCATATGGTCTGTAGATGTATACTTATTGCCAAATACGCCAGATTTACCGGCATACTTAGCAGATGTGCCAACTGCTTCATCGAGTTCTACTTCTTCGCCTAATAGCTTTGATGCTTTATTTGCTTTATCTGAATGCTTTTTTGCATCTGGATGGTTATCAACGTGCATATCTGCCGCTTTAGCATGCAACTTGCCAGCCATATCATGTTGTTTTGCTAATCTAGGATCTTTCTTTTTAAATTCAGCCTGTTTCATAGCATGAGTAAACATCATTGATTGATGGTGAAGTTCCATTCTACGATCTTCATCTAGTTCAACTTCTTCTTTTTTGAGGCCGGATAATTTCATACGAGCATCATAGTGTTTAGCTCTATCCATACTACGATTTAGACCCATTTTATGAAGTTTATCAGTTGCCTTATTTCTATCAATTTCTGTTTTGGCTGTTGCTGTCCGTGCTTTATTTCTAGCTTGTTTTTCTCTTTCACGTCTAAGGTCGGCAGCTAAGTCCTCATTCGTTTGGGCATCGTCGTCATTCATCATATAACGATGTGCAGAGTTTAGATAGTCTGCTGCCTTAGTAATTTTATTTTGTACCCATTCTGGTAAGTTTTGATCGTCAGAGAACATCTTAATCATGTGCTCTGCATCTGTTAGAATACCTTTTAGCTGGGTCTTAGCCATTGCACCTTCGTTATCATATTCGCCAGGATCTTTAGCTTCTGTGTAAGACTCTTTTTTAATCCAGTTCTTTCCTTCTGGATTATATGCATCGTACATGCAGCTTTCACTCTTTGGTTTACCGAATTCGTCACCACAGTGTTTGCAGCACATACCATTCATATCTTTTTCTTCTTTGACTGCCTTACGGGCTTTATTGAACATAGCATCGTCACCAGTAATCATGCCAATTAATTCTCCAAGCATATCGAATAGAATGCCCCGTTCTTTTTGTGGAACAGCTTTACCATCCTTCATAAGTGTTAAGGCACGAACGATCTTCGTCATATCCTTTTTATCCATAAGGCCTAGGCGAACAAGCTGCTTAACCTTTTCCATTTCCGGATCTTGTGCTTCTAGAATCTCTGTCCCTTCTTTTACTGACTCGTTATATTGATTGGCCCTCTGAGTTGCTGCATGTGCCGCTCGGCTTCCTCCGCCACTAGCTACCTCAGGACGAAGATGTTTTGGCTTAGAAAGATAATTATCGTAATATGATGCGGCTTTCATATGGGCTCTTGCAGCAGCTTTGTGTACTGATGCAGCCATTCTATCACCATCTTTATGTGCTTTTTCAGCTTGCCGCTCATGATGATTAGCTTGATCTTCATGCGCATCAGCCCGGCTCTCAATGCTACCTTTTAAATATGCTCCTTCTGCTATCTTTTTAGCTTGCCATGTAGCAATGGCCATTTTCTTTTTCATATCCATACCTGGGTTATCCCTTTCCATAGCCTTTGCAATCTCCTCCCGCTTCTTTTTCTCAGCAGGGGTCAAGGTCTTTTCATTGGTCTCTTCCTTTTTCACAGGAACCATCCGGATTTTAGTCTTACCATCCTTATCAATATATTTCTCAGGCTTCTTATCAGCCGATTGCGTGGTCTTATCCCAGTTTTCTTTTATTTCTTTTATGGTTTTCATTTATTTAACCTCGCTTTTTGCTTAGCCCATAGATCGGGATCGCCTTTAACTCTTGTTCTTCCACCAGTAATAAAACTATTTACTCTAGCCATTCCCCATTGTTGTGGGGTGGTACCAGGCTTGTGACCAACCTTCCAAGCTGCTACGCCTCTGCTATAAACCTTTTTCAGGATTCCTAATGAGAATCCTGATTTCTTAGCTTTATCAGCCAGAGCTGAATCTGAACTCTCCAAAAATAATTGAAATGATTTCATTAGTCATCCCCGTACATTTGTTTAAACTTTTTCGTATACTGTGATGGCTTTGTGCCTTTTGCTCTAGCCTTCTTATCACCTGGTGCATCTTTATATAGATCCGGATTACCGTGATCATCACGCTTAGACATTTTCTTAAAGTGTGCGTCACGTGCTGTCTTTGTAGACTTAGACTTTATACCCATTTGGAATGTAGCAGGCTGTGAACCTTTACGGTCATCAATATCAGGATCCTGACGAACCTGGATCTTTTCCTGCATAGGCTTTTGCTTTAGGTATTTCTTACGAGAAATTGGTGGGCCACCATATTCGTTTACATCTTCACCCTTTGCCCGTCTCAAAGCATCTGGTGTTGGTGCACCCTTTTCGCCTTTTTTTCTCATCCGCTCGCCACGTGCGCGTTTGGCCCAAATGTTAGCCCAAAGACCTTCATTCTGACCTGGGGTCATCTTCTTAGCGTGTTTAGCCGATGCATCAGTACCCCATTCATATGGGGTTGTTTCTTCGTTTAAGGCTTCTCTAATGACGCCATCAAAATCATCATTAGGTATATCCTGTACATCCCAGTTTACTTGTTGATTGGGATCAACCTTAGAAATATCATCCAGCCAACATCTCCAGGTCTCTCCTTTAGATTCCACAATAACATAATTCGTACCAAGATGTTGGATGTTACCGACGATGCCGTGCTTAGTCATTACGACCTGCTCACCCTTTTCAAATATGTTATCTCGAATGTAGGCTTCCCTAAGTTCGGATACTGGCTCTAGTTGTACGTGGTTTTTAAACTGTTTAGCCTCTTTTAATCCCATTGCCTTACGAATAGTGTTAAACATTTTTTTGGCATCAGGATTAGAAACTGCCTTTGGTAATCCTTGTGAAAAGGATACAAAGTCATTATCCTTTGCAAAACCTCTCATCTTAGATGCTGACATACCTTCAACACCTTCTGAATCAGGATCTCTCTCACCTGCAGAGATTACTTTAATTGATTTAAAATTATAGAATCCATGAGTAGATTTCTTACCATTATATTTCTTCAGTAATATATCAAACTCGTTTAGACGATCTGATCCGACTACCATTACTAGATTTATAAATCCCTCATCATATAAAGCAGATGCTGCTGCCATAGGATTATTAACTTTTTTATTCATCATAATGGATCGAGCATGCTTAGGGAATAACTTCCTAGCAAATTTAATCTTTTCTTGATATTTTAATGGATTCTTATTTTGATCCTGGGATTGGGATAGAAAGACTCTATACGGATTGGATCCAGATTTCTGGGATAAAACATCAAGCAACTTACCATGACCAATCGTCGGGGGATTCATTCTCCCGAACGTAAAGAATACAGTCTTTTCCTCTTCTACTAAAAACTGTGAAAAACTGTTAAACATATTAAGATCGCTTTTTACCCATTTCTGCACGTCTTAGTTGTGGTAACAACTTTTTAGCCAACCGGTTAACCCGGGGCTTCATTTTATCTAGACGGGCTTCTATTTCTTTTTTTCTAGAGGGGGTAAGATCTCTCTTAGCAATACCTTGAGTCAGCTTTTTAGCCATTGCTCTACGAGCAGCTTTTTGGGCTCTCTTAGCTAGAACCTTAGCACTAGCAATTTTAGCCTTGGCTTTTTTTGCACCAACTTGGATACGGGCTTGGAACTTTTGCATCCGTCTCTTAGCCTTCTGGCGTTGAGCTACTGTCCACGCTTCATCCATTTCTGAATTCTCTATCTGGGTTTCCTCTGAAGTGGAAACATCCATTTTTCTTTTTTTCGCCTGACGTTTGATTAATTCGTCTTCGCCTGGCATGTTATCTACAGGGGTAAAATCTTTAAAGCTGACCTTTGCCATTTAGTTCCTCGTTGGTTTGTCCCATCCTTTTAATATATCTGGTGAAAAGTTGTTGTATGAGAACTCCATACGATCAACAAGTTTCACAGCGTCACCACCTAATTTGTCAATAGCAACAAAGCCTTCGGCTCCCGTTACTTTAAATCCATTCTTACTCTTAACAAAAGTTGAAATATTTTGTAAAGTATTAAGCTTATTTATAAGTTTTAATTTCACAAGAACGATCAATTTTTGTAGATCAAACATCTTTTCTAGTGATTTTTTATTATCGTTCGAAAAAAAGCTTAATATTTTTTCTAGTTTATCTCTTTGGGTTGCTTTACCCTTTTCGCTTGTTCTTTTAGCTATTTCTTTGGCGTATCTAAGTCTGATCCACCTAATGAGCATTGATACGTGTCTTCCTGAATCTCCAATGACCTGTCCCTTTCTGACATACTTATTATTGAATTGCTCAATGAGGCGCGGTAGCTCTTCATGTGATTCGAGCTCCCTAAGGGTTGATCCGGCGATCTGGTTAAATAGTTTGCCAATTTCGGAAAGATTCGCGTTAACATCATCTGTGTCCTTTTTACTCATGGTTGCTTTAGTTAGGTCCCTTAACATTGCATCTTGTGACCAAACATTTTTACTTTTCTTTAGCGAGGAAACATCGACGCCGTAGTCTGCCCTATAGGTGGCAAAACCTCCACTTGGATTGGATGATCTATAAGTTGTGTGCCAAACAATTCCGATTTTCGCGGTTCTGACCGCTGCAGCAGAAGGGCTGCTAGCAGGTATAGCATAGACGATAGTATTAGGGTGGAAAGTAATATAGTCCTCACCATTAATTTTTTTCCTTTTAATATCCCCTGGTCCATATAAAAAATCACCTTGGATAATACCTTTAATTCCTAACTCTGGTAAATGCTTTAGTGCGAGCTTAAGCTTAACAGCCAGATCACCGCTAGTATCAGCATCCACGTCAGAATCAGATTTATAGACCTTAGGATTCTTATTAAAGATTCCCTTTTTGGCGACAAAGAATTTGCCGTCACGTGGATCAGTGCCAGCAAAAATAGCAGGAGCGCCATCCCACTTAACAGATACATTACCGTCATGCTCACCTCTTAACATATCTCTTAGACTCCGAAGAGCCATTATAGCATCCCGTGTTCCTTTGACACCTCCATAGAGGACCTTGTCCTCAATATGAGTCATGTGTGTATTTTTCTGTTCTGTTATATGTTCTTTAAAGTTCATTTATTTTTCCACTAGTATAAGATCAAAAGATGCACTAATTGAAGTACCAGTTGAAGCAATACCCCTTACTTCAATATCAGTTTTTGCCGGGATTTTCAATGGTATACCATAATTTCTTGTGTGATAACCTCCAGGCACATCCATAATATCTCTTGTTCTAAAACTCAGATATCCAGTATCAAATACTCGAGTATACAACGAAACCGTAGCGCTATTGTTATAAGATCCTATACCAACATTCCAAGTTGTTAAGTATCCAGTACAATGTGCTGGAATTGTATATAAAGCAAGTTGTGTCTGCCCTAATCCAAAAGTTGTTCCAGTTCCTATGGTGCCAATATCTGCTAATACTGTTCCGCTTCCACCAGCTCCAGTTGTAACTCTCACATCACCAACATTTGTTCCAACAGATCCTGACTCGACAACAAAAGCTCGGAACACTCTTAAAAATTCTACTGTTCCAACAGATCCGCCTACTGTTAATGTTTCTTGTACATTATTATAGTTTGCATCCAATCCTAGGACTGTAACGGTTCTTGCACCGGTGCCACCAGCAGCATCAGCAGCATCATCACTTGTAACATAAACAGTGGAAGCAGAAGTCAAATATGAATAAACCCCACCTTGCATCCAAATAGTTTCAGGTGCACCACCTACACTTGGATTTCTGCCAAACTTATGGATATAATCTGTCTTAAGAACTCTTTTTTCAGAAATATCTACTTTTTCTGCTAAATGAGTGTTTGAAAGGTATTTTGATTTTTGTGCCATTTATCCTCCAGCCTCCACTTTTACATATACTGAAGAATCAGAGGTTTTAGATCCGGCCAGATTAACTAGATAAGAAATAAACTGATCCCTTTTTGTTTTAGTTGCTTGATCCACTGCATAGATTATTTCTGTAGCACCTAAGTTAGCATGAATCCGATCAACACTTTGTTTTTTTAGTTCCTCCCAAAATGGCTCCCAGGCTATATCCGAATGAATCGAATGGGCTTTTTCCCAAAGCGCTTTTGCTGAAGTTTCATTCTTTCCACCGAGCATTGCTCGCGAAGCAGTTTTAAGCTGATCGTTAGTTTTTAATGTTACACCTAAATACTCTTTCGCAGCGTATTCAATTGAACCATATCCACTACGTCCACCTCTTGCGCCAGTTCCTTGAATCTCTACGTTTAGTGGACCTAAATTAGTAGGGGCTCTAACATCCATTTTCTTTTGACGATCAAAGAATATATATCCGCCTTTTGATGACCAGAATGTAGCGTTTCTAGTAGAAGCTTTAAGAATAGAATGATCATAGGTGTGCTTACCAAGCTCCACGCCATCCAAATTATAATCGGTTAACTTTGCTTTGGTAGTAAGTTTATTAATCTGCTTTAGAGAAATACCAACAATGTCCCGATCTATGAAAGCCTGCTTAATTGTAGAATTAAGATTCTGTACACTAGTAGCATCCAATTTAGTAGATAGATTAATGGTTTTCTTAATCGCCCATATATCTCCAGGGTTCCATTTATCGCCTGCCAACTGGGGTTTCCCATCCGCCCTAAAAGCTTTCGTTTTCATTTTATAGATTTCATTCATTTTAGTAGAGCCTCTGTGGAAAGTGTGATCCTTCCCCACATATTTTTTATCAATCAATGCCTTGCCTGATACGTATGCAGATATGTGCCAACCTTCTGCCGAGCTCATCATATCTTCAAATGTACGATCAGTATCAATAACCGTAGAATATTTCTTTAGGACCTCAGGAGTAAAATGTGAAAATTCCTTCTTTACCCCTTCACCTATCAGTGCGGCAAGATATAAACACTGAAGGGCTTCTCCGTTAGCGGTAACACCTGTCGCACCAGCTCCTTGTCCTGCGCCTCCGAATATCGGTGCTTTACCCAGTGTGTTAGAAAGTATGTTAGATTTATCAGCAAGGGTAAGAATGAAATATTGATCTTTGCTAGATTTAAAGTTTTCAATAGCATCTAGATTTGCTTTAGTGTTAGGTATAGAAACATCCTTACCATTTACATCTGGGATTGCACTCCCATCTTTTATAGCTTGTGCTAAAATGTCCAATCGCACGTCAGTGGTACGCGCCTTTACTTTTAGCCACTGAGCACGTGTCATAGGTGAATACATACTACGTCTTTCCGTTAAAAAATCTCTGAATCGAAGCATTACCGTTACTTGTTTTTAACTGTATTTATGTATTTATAAGACACAAAAAACCCGGGGAAAGACCCGGGTTTTGAATTACCGATCGTAAACGTATATGTCTGCTTTTTCAGCGAAGGAAAGGGGAAGTGATTGGTTGTAACGACGATTGCCCATTCTATGTCCCCGACCTTGAAGCTTTACATACTGACGTCTTGAACTACCTTTAGACTTTTGGAATTCATTGGATTCTTTTACAGTCTTGCGGATTGCCTTGATCCAAGCTTGGTCATCTGGATCTTTCAGATCGACAGTTGCGATATAAGAGCTTGTGCGGTCAGACTTAATAATCATACTAGTATCTCCTTATTGATAATACTAATATATCGTAAAAAAAGGGAGTTGTAAACCCCCCTTTTTCACTTTATTCGTATTTTTTTAATTATTTAAGATCTTCTTGAGTTAATTCTGGAAGAGTTTCTATTCGTCTAATCATTTCCATACGTTCTTCTTCCGGCATAGGAATCATACCAGCATCAGCTAGTGCGCCATCATCGTCCCAATGTTTAGTCCATTCTTTCATAAAGTCTTGAACGCCTGGAATAACACCAATATGAGCATGTTTTACGTAGAAAAACAAATCACGAGATACTGCATATTTACCATCAGCAATATTTTCAAACGTTGGTTCAGTTCCATCTACTACTGCACCTTGCAGAGTGTCAGAGTTTTGATCCAAATATGAAAATCCAAAGATTCCATATGATGTTGGATCATCTTGTAGCTTTTGAACAATCAAGTTGTCTTGTTCACCGGCTTCAATATATGCACCATCTGTACGCATTGCACGACAGACTTTTGCTTTTTCTCCAATTGCTTTTAGTGCTGCTTTAGCAACAGGGTCTTTACCACAATAACCTTTTTCGTTTACCATCTCAACGTATGAAGCACGTGTGCCTGAAGTTGTAGGTGGTCCCATTACACGAATAGGTAGATCTGGTAGATCTGGATTAATATCACTCCATTTCTTATATGGGTTATCAATCCATGTTCCGTCTTCTTGTGGGATTTTAGCTGTAAGTGCACGACCAAGATCTGCTTTTGAAATAATCAAAGGTACACCGTCTTTACTATTAGCAACTACGATACCGTCATAACCCACCTTGATTTCTGTAATAGCAACGCCATTATTATTACAAAAATCTAGTTCTTTTTCTTTCATACGAGAAGAAGCATTTCCAATATCTATATATTGTGTTCCGATGCCTTCACATACGCCTTTTTTACCAACAGAAGAACCACCAGATTCTACTACAGGTGTTTTGATGTTGGGGTTGTTACCTACTTTTTCTGCAATGATTGTTGCAAATGGCAAAACAGTAGATGAACCCGCGATTGAAACATAGTCGCGAGCGAATACATTAGTACTGCTTACCATAAAGATAGTAGCTGCTGTGATTAGATTTTTCATTGAAAACTCCGTGTGTTATAGTTAGTTTGTTCCTAACCAATTATATAGACACACTTCATTGAGTTAACCGCAACAGATACGCTATGATTCTTAATAACGTCAGCTTGTCACACCCCTAAGATTCTTGCTGCCTCACGTTTATTATCATGTGGTAAGGACTTACCAGCCATAAGGTGTTCCACAATTTGATGGAAGTAAAAGGCGGCATCCTCCTGACCGTCAGCATCTAAGACCTCTGCGCAATCTTTGAAAAACATTTTTAGTTTCATATCCTGCAGACCGTCACCTAATGCTGCCTTATGTGTTTTGCCCCGCCGTTGATTCATACCATCCTCCTCTTGCAAGCATCTCTTTGAATTTAACCACAGCGTCTGCATCCAAGGTTATCTTAGATGCAGGAACGCCGTCGTCCTTACTATACTGTTTTAAAGTCGTTCCGTAAATCCCCTCATTCAGGTAATATACGTGAACATGGTTATCGTGAACGTACTTGGTCATGTTAATTGTATTCTTCAGTAACTAGGTATCGACCAGAGTTCTGACCTTTGGTGCAGCCGAGTTGTTTTTTCAAACTGTAGATTATTCCAGGTAAGGTCTTATTCAAACGATTT